TGAGATCCCTGGACAAAATCAAACACGCATCTATTCTTTGATACGGGAACCTCAAATTGATCAAATTGATTAAAAGTATTATTCATTACACTACCTCTTTCATTGGAATTATATATTCTGAAAATGCTGATGTTGTTACATAATCAGCCCAAATTGTTATTGGAGCAAATGTTTTAATGTTATTTACTTTAATTCCACTTCCTTCTATCGTAATGCTACCTGTTACTTTTCTATCTTGTAGGGCAAATAATGCTTCCATTAATCCTGCAAGAACTACTCTAGGTGTTCCAAAAGATCCAAGTGCAGCACTTGCTAACATAAATTCTGTAACTATATTTACACTATCTGATCTTTCAGCATCAAGTATTTCAGCGCTTGCTGTCATTGGTTCTGCTGTAATTTCTACTACAAAGTTTGCAAAGATTGCTGCGTCTATAATTTCAGCATCGCATGTTGCAATGGTAGTAGTAAATAAAGAATCTCCAGAAACATTAGGCATTACTAGTTCAGCAGAAGCCACTAATGGATCAATTAGATTAACACTGTTTGTCTTTACTGGCATTGTATTGTAAAGATTTGTTACCATTGTTGATGTAATTGTGTTCTTATCCCAATAAATTTCATCAACAATAAGTTTAGTATTTGTTGGAACGGCAGGCAAAGCAGTTGATCCAAATGGAGTAATCAAACAACCAATACCAAGTCTTGGATGATTATTTGCCTCAAGGTTTGCTCCAGAATCTGGAACTGTTGCATTGGTTGTAGATCCTGTGTAAGCACCAAGATTAATTGTGCTTCTAAGAACAGCATCAACATAAAGTTTAACTACGTTATTATTTGCGTTTGAGTGATCAAATTCAATGACTACAAAGTGGCGATTGTAATCAAACAAATCTAAAGCACCAGTGTCTTGTTCAACAAATGTTCCAGAACCATTGTTAAACTGCATGTGCAATTTGCCCTGGTACTGATAAAGAACTACATGTTGGTTATCCTTATAGCCATTAAGATTCCACAGAACTCTCAAACCATTAATTGATTGGTCATCTACTGCTCTTTGGAACCAGAATGCTGAGTGATATGAATTTTGACCAGTGCCCCATGAATCGTTCCACTCAGATTCTTTTAAGATTACTCCGTCAGTTGCATAGTTTGTTCCTGCAGTTTTTGCTGACTTATTGTTTATTCCAAGATCGTAAGAAACAACTGTTCCACCAACAGATGTTGGCACTACTGAATAACTATTATCAATGCCGTGATCCATTAGTGAGTCTGCTGAATCAAAGTTTACATATCTATAAGGATCAATATTTGTTTTTACATAGTGATAGTATGTGTTATTAGATACAAAATGATTATTTAGTTCTGCATAAACTGGAATTATTTCTGCAGATATAACCTTGTCCAAACTTGTTGTTGGTTCAAGAAGTTCTGCTTCAATGCTTTCAAATTCTGCAGGGAAAAGATTCTTTGACTTACCACCAATAATATCTGGCTCAGGAATTAAACCTGCTAATCCAGAGAATGGAGTTTCTTGATACAAAGCATTTTGTACTGGCAATACTTGATGGTCTCCGCTTTCTGCAGACACAGCATAAACAATTGGTGAGTAATTTGTATTTGGAGAAAGATTCTTCATAAATATGTAATGAGAATAAACTTGGTTTTCAGATAGCGTTCTATCGTAAATTGCAAACTCGTCTGTTCTAACTCCAGTTTCTTGAACAATGCTTTGGCTACCGCTTAATTGAACCACCCATCCAATTTGTGGACCTTCTACAGTTACAGCATCGTTTACAGTTGGGAAAGTTATATTTTCTGCTCTTCTGTCAGCAAGATCATATCTAATATTTAGGGCAAGATTACTAATGATTGATCCATTTAGATAAACCTTTTGTCTAACCTGAGTTGGACTTGGCAAAGGTTCATAGGTTACAACAACATGATTCCAAGAATTTCTCTTTGGTGATCCGTAATATGCTCTCCAAGTTGCATATGCATTAAGACCTTCTCCAACAAAGTCGTAATTTTTTATCAAATCTCCAATAAGCAAATGAGTGTTGCTTGCTGGGCCAGTTTCACTATTGCCCCAGAAATCAAACACTTCTGCAATTTGAGTTGTACCGTCAGTAAATAAAGGTCCAGACTCAACACGAGTACTACCGCTAGTTCCAGCAGCAACTGAGTAATACCACATTTCAAGGCTTAAAGATCTTGTAGCATAAAGGTCTGCTCTTCTTTGCATATAGTTTGGAATAATTGCTTTAACCTTTGGAATTTGACCACCAGTATTAGAAACGGCCTGCCATGATTTTCCATTACCAACAGATGTCATTTCTTCTCCAGAAGTAACATTTACAACAACATCATCAACTTCCCAACCGCTTACAGGCCATGAACCTAGTTGTTGTGGAACTGATTGTCCATCTTGAATATAAAATACTGGGTCTAGGTTTTTAACAAGAGCCAAATAATTTGGAGCAACAGACGCAACTGGATCTACTAATACTGCAGAAGCAGCAAATGCAAAACGGGAAAGCAAAGGCTCAACTATATCTACTGTTGCTGTTAATGGTTCAACAGGAATAATTCTATCTGCAAAGGTATCAAGACCAACATTCTCTCCAAGAGTTGCATTAAGTTCAATTACATCTGCGGTATACCTTGATTCTGTTGCATTGCTCCATGCTGGCAGAACCATTAAAGCATTTACTGGGAAACTTGTAGCAACATTAACACTGTCTGGTCGTGTAGCAATATATGTACCGTCAACAATAGTTGCATTAGCATACATTGGCTCAGGCGGATAAATAGTATTTACTGGTGTTGCTGGTTCCTGTAGATTTCCAGCAAGCCAAATTTGATTAATTTCGTAGGCAGTTAATGCAGAAGCAGTTGCCATATGAAGGTTTTGAATCTTAAAGTCTGCTGTAGAAGATCCTCCAAATCTAAAGTTTGGATAAAGTGTTGTATCTGTGTTTGTTTTTGTATCTACCAACTCTCCATTAAGATAAACCTCAAAATTGTTAATATTTGTTGCACTAGTTCTTCTAATTGCTAGATAGTTCCAGTCAGTTGTGTTTAGTGTTGGTCCAATAAAATATGGTGTTCCACTGTTCAGAGTTCCAAATGTATACCAAAGTTTTGAAGGTGTACCTGGAAAAGAAGAACCTGAAACAGCGAAATCAAAATCTCCTGCTGCTCCTGTAGTAGTTGGTCTAATTTTACAAATTGGTAAAACACTTCTTGATGTTCCAGTAGGTAATGAATTCAATTTAAACCAGAAACCAATAGTATAGTTAAAGTCTTGCCATATAGGTGCTAGGGTGCTTTGTAGTGTTGAATTATACGCAGGTAAATCGTTAGGTACTGATATTAAATGATAAGATCCATTATCTGATGCTGGTGGGCCATCTGCTGAATACACAACATTGTATCCACTTCCACTTGGAGTAATATTTGTTGTTGCTGTTCCAGTTACTCTGCTTCCGTAAATTGGAACATCAGTATATACAGATCCTGTCTTTGCTCCAAATTCAACACCGTATTCAATTGGATATGTAGCAATTTTATCTTTTAGGCTACCTGGCAAAGTCCAAAGCGGTGCTTGTGGTGGTGGACTCCAAGATGGAAGAAGAAGTTCAAAGTTTGATTCTGCTGGTACTGCATTAAACACAACTTCTCTATCAGCAGTAATAGATGGATCAATTGCATCAGAAGTAGCAGTTGCAGGAGTTTCTTCAACCAAAACATTTAATGGAATATTTCCTGGATCTACTAACAATCCTTCTGCTGTTGCAGGTTCTGCTAAAACATTTACTATTGATTCTACAGTTGTTGTAACCTCTAGCATTTCTGCTGATGCCTCTGCAGGAGTTTCTATAATGTCTATTACCGACTCTGTATTTACAGTAACCTCCAACATTTGTGCTTCTGCTTCTGCAGGTGTTGCTAAAATGTCTACAATTGACTCTACATAAACTGTTGAGTCTAACATTTCTATATTTGCCGTTGCTGGTTCTAATAAATTTTCTGTATCGCTTGTAACGGCAACGGCTGCTTCTAAAAATTCTGAGGAAGCGTCTAAAGAAAAATTAAGCAAAATTGAAATATCTATATCTGTTGTTACTAATGGATCAACGCTCTCTGCACTTACATCTATAGATGTTGTAATGTTAACACTATCTGATGTTGTTGTAACTATAGTTGGCGATATTTCTGAAATGCTAGCCTCAAATGGGTCAGCCAAGATTAAAACTTCTGATGTGGTTTCTATGGTTGGATCAAAAGACTCAATGCTTGCAGTTGCTGGCGTTTCAAGTATTTCTACATTGCTTTCTGTTGAAGCAACAGAATCATATATATCTGCATCTGCAGTTGCTGGTGTTTCTAATACATTTACATTTGATGCGCCAGCAGATGATCCAGTTGTCCATATTTCTGCAATTTCTGTTGGTCCAATTACAGATAAAGGTGCTAAATAAAAGTTTGATATACTGTAAGTTCCAGTACCACCACCAACGAGTGATTTACCAAAAGTAAAATTATTATTTGTATTACTTCCTGGCTCAGTAAATGATAGTACCTCTACTCCATCTATATATACTTTTTGAGTAGTTGAATTTTTAGTTAATGCTAAATAATACCATCTACCAACAGTAAAATTAATATTTATATACTTTATGCTATTTGCAGTATCAATTTGTATTTGGCTTGGGTTTGATGTAAAGCCTGATCCAGATAATGAAATTTGTGCACCAGCACTATTTCCACTACCAAGAACAACCAAAGGCGAATTGGAACCAGTAGTTCCACTTGGAGTATAATTATATTTAAACCAAAATCCTACAGAATAATTATTGTCAAAAAGACCAAGAAGTTCTGTTGTTGTTGCAGTTGAATTTGTAAGAAAAGTATTATTTGCACCAGTAACTGAGTTTCTAAATAACCAAGAACCAGAACCACCAGCGGGTCCAACAGTTGATTCATAAGCAATCTGTGTTCCTGTATTTGTAGTAAAAGTTCCTAAAGGGTTAGTACCAGTTCTTGTTGGTGTAATACTAAATGCCTCATCAAACTCAATACCACGCTCTAGTGCGTAACTGTTAATTTTACTATTAAGTGCTGATGCCATAAAAAAAGACTACGCCTGTTACAGCGTAGCCATTCCTCCAATCAATGCGAGTTCTGGATTAACACCAGATAGGCTGTGGCCATTGATAGATGGAGTAGGTAGAGAGAAGCAGGTCCAGGTTGAGCGGAGAGATGGGCTATGGATAGCCTTAAGTTCTACCTTAGTGGTAGGCTCAACCATTTCTGCGGTTAGTCCCAAAGTTATAGGACCTGCTTCTACTCTAATGTTCATTATGCTACTGTGACTCTCACAATACCAGTTGAATCCCATGTAATGGTAAAGTTACCATTTGAGGATGACTGATCTGAACCGAAGTCAACATATCCAACTAGTGGACGAGTTGCATCTGTTGCAGGGGTTGCGTTGTAAATTACTGCATAACGTGCGGTAATTGTTGACGAAGCCCATGTTACATCGTCAGCATCAAGAACGATTACGTTTGTTGCTGAGTTGTATGTGTTGGTCTTGTTAGCCAATGTAATTCCACCAGATGTGTAGCCTGTTCCAGTTACCTGGTTAGCAACAACATCATCAAAATAATCATGTGCATCTTGATTTGGTGTGTATGCGTTTGTGAGAAGCGCTACCTTTATGGTATCTGAATCCCAGTCAATTTCCTTGTTAAAGGACTTTACTACGAAGTTTCCGTATAGTTTACTTGCCATTTCTTATTCCTCCCTATGCTGTCTTCTCAACGATAGCGAATGCGTCAGCATCTGCAACGGCAAATGCACGACGAATACGAGTCTTGAGTAAGACACCATCCTTTGTAAATTCTGCATCACGAGATACTACAGACTCAACGCCACCACGAACACCATTGATAAGCATCTGGCGATTACCGCAGATGAGCAATGGGTTTCCTGCTGGAGCGTCTGTTGCTGCTGCTGATGTTGCAGCACCATATGAAACTACCAATGGATAACCGAATAGGCTTCCTGGAGTTCCTGAAATTGGATCTGGAAGAACCAAATCTGAATTTGGCTTTACCATTCCACGAATTTCTTTTAGCATTTTAGGATGAGCCATCCATACTGTATTTGCAGCATCAAACTTTGAAGAATCTTCAACAATACCAAGAGCGTTGTTGATGTCATCAAATGAAAGTGCTCCACCAGTTTGAATGAGGTTTGCACCTGCAGATCCTGGACTTACAGCACGATATAGAGATGTGAACGGTTGACCGTCATCTCCATCTGCTGCTGCAGTTACACCAAGACATGCGTTGTCATACTTACGTGCAAAACGAGATGCCCACTCACGCTTATAGGTGGCGAGAACATCTACTAGTGAATCATTAATATCTTCCTCAGAAATGTGGAAGATCTTTGCGTACTTACGTGCTGTAAGTACAAGTTCGTCAAGAGTTGCTGTTGCTTCTGGAATAGTTGCGCCTTCTGCGACAACTTCTGGAGCATCGGCAACGAAACGAGGTACAGACTTTGTGCGTGATGCCATTGCTTCACGACGAGCAAATCGTTCTACCGCAGAGTTAGCAACGAGGTCTTGGATGACCGCACTGCCTTGTTCCTCTAGGATATAACCATTGGCTTCTGTTAAATCAATACGTGCCATGTTATTTCTCCTTAATGAAATAAATATTTTTTATAGGAAGTGATCGTCTAACCAATCCATGACCTGTGAACAACGTCCATCGCCACAAGTATGCATCTATTATATCAGATTTTCTTTCCAAGTATTTTTGCTGCTTGCATTTCGCTTGCAGAATACTGAGTTACTACAGATGCCTTTACTGCAGTATCGGCTTGACCACCAACACGCACTTTAGCATCAAAAATCTCAGGGAAGTCCTTTTTAAGTTCTTCCAATTGCTCATCAAGTCCAATAATCTCAAGATCATCGTTAAATTCTAGTTTTGTTCTATCTAGATACTTAACAAACCTCTTGGGATCCTTCAAACCTTCAGAAGAGAGTTTTTGCAAAATCTTTTCTTGCAAAAGTCTACCACTAAAGTCTGCTATCTTTTGATCTTTGCTATTTAAGTCAATTTCAAGTTTTTCTTTCTCTTCCCTGAACTTTTTAGCATCGTTTTTTGCACGATCCAAAGCCTCAAGAACTGCTTTAGGATCATTAATTACTGGTTCCTGTGATTCTACTACTTCTGTGTTATTCGTTTCCAATTTGGCCTCCAGTGGCTTCCATCATTACATTATTTGTATTTGTGTTTTGTGATAAATTGGTTAATGATTGTTCTGTTGCTGCAATCGCTGCCGCTACTTCTAAATCATAACCCATTTCAATAAGAACCTGCTCAAGAGATACGCCAACTACACGTTTCTTAACTGCAACTTCCCATGAATCCAAACTATCCATTGATTCAATGTCTTTCCACTTAACCTGTACATTTGGTTCAGCAGCATTGTCAATTTTTAGGATAAATCTAAACATATCAGCCCAGGTAGATCCAAATGTAATTTGACGATCCTTTACCTTAGCGATAAGTGGTGCTTCAGCAGTTCTGAGTGATTCACCAGAAGGAATGCTTCCAGTCTTCTCAAAATAATGAAGCGGAGTATTAGTAATAGATGCCATTGAACGAACAAAGTCTCTCACTGGCTCTGTAAATACTTTATGATCTGCTGGAGAGAATTCTCCAACTTTGTCAACACCCTTAAGATACCAAAGTTCTCCAGGACCGTTCTTTAAACGACCAAGATTTTCTGCATCTGTTTCTTCTGCATCAAAATCTTCAAACTCTGATGAGTTTCCTCCACCTGATAATGCATAACGCTGTGGAGCACCTTGATAATCAACGGTTGTCATATGTGTAACTATTAATTTATTGATTGCATCTTGTGGACCGTATGCATCAACGTGTTCTGGTCTTCCATACTGCTTTGATGTACGGAAATGGAAAACAGGAATCTCATTCCATGGGTTTTCTACTGTTCCAGCCAATGTAAAACCATTAGCAGAAACTATATTAACTACTTCTCCAGGCATTGTGTATTTCTCAATACGATCTGGGTAGTACATGTTTAAATGTGATGTTTTCTTTGTGTGGTCCAATGGATCTTCTGACTGCCACAACTTTGCAGCAAATCTTTTTGTGCGTGGATTTTCATCGTCATAAATCATGACTGTTGTTAACGGTGAATTGTAGTCAACGGTAACATTTCCATTTATGTCAGTCCAAACAATTGCGTAGCAATCACCATAGGTAAGTGCACGACGGTGAATTTCATCTGCATCAATCTGCAGATCATTCATTTGCCAAATATCACTGATCTTTTTATTTGCAGCCTCAGTATTGGCAGTAATGTTAGCAATTTCAAGACGGTTTAGAACTGAATCAATAACCGTTCTTGCAAAATTGAATCTGAAGTCATTTGGTGAACCACCAAGAAGTCTATACCAGCGATTGCTTGGAAAAACTTCAGAGTTTGTGCCTTCATAATATGCTTCAGCAGTTAAATAGGAATTTCTTCTATCTACTATTGTATCAATAGCCTTTTTAATGTCAGACATTCTGTCTCCTTAAATAATTTATTTGTTTTGTTTCTAGTTTTACTGCTTTATTATCCAAGAAGTACAAAACACCAGAAACAACGGCATCAAGTACGTCTTCGTGGGACAATTTTGGAAAAGCCCACATTTGTTCTTCTAGAACTGGGAAATGTGCAGTGTGTCGCACTTTTCCTTGCTGATAAAAGTTCAAGGCTTTGCCAGCACGAATCTGCTTAGACAAACTTTGATTCTTTGATCTATATTTTGCGGGAACTGATTTAAAAACATCTTTCCATAAGTCTCCGCCTTGATTTACCTCAACATAAAGTAAACCAACATCAAACTTCTCTACCAGATAAGCCACTCTATCTGCTATTTCTGATGGAGACATTTTTACTTGTTCTGCATATCTTACATAAATGTTTGAATTACCAAGATCATTTATGCCTCTGGACAATACGGCTATTCCCGTATAGTCAGAAATCTTATTTTTTGTAACTGCTGGGTCAATTGAGATAATTGTATTTCCGTAATCTTCTAATTCTTCAATAATAATATCTTCGTTAGTCCAAAACATACCATCTGTGTTAACTGGACGGTTCATATAGTTCTTTGCAAAGTCTCGTAGGTGTCTTTGGCTATTAAGCCATTCTAAAGGCCACTTTTCAGGCCACACAGAGCGTTCCGATCCATCATCATTAGGCATAATGGCTGGATAGTAGTGGACATTCACATTCTGGTCTTTAATCCAGCCTAATTCAGGATCGTCATAGCCTTCGCCATATTTTCTAAATTGATCCATTACAGAATTGGGCATTGTAGTTGTTCCAACAAATATCATACGAGCATAGATATTCATAGGTGCAATATCATCAAATACCGTGTTTTTCTGCTGTCCTGCTTGGTATTCAGAGTAGTTCTTTTCGCCTTTCTCAATGTCATCAAGGATAATTAAGTCTGGGCGTTGGCCAAATACCTTCTTACCTAAAGAGTTAGTGTCAATACCATTAGCATCAAATATAAAATCATTACTTTGAATAATACGCCAGGAGTTAGAAGCCATCGCACGGCCTGACGAAGCCACCATTTTAGGTTTGCATAGTTCTGGATAGTCTTGTTGTAAATATTCATTTCCTTCCAATTCGTTTTTGAATGTCATTAAGTGTGTTTCTGCTTGTGAAGCGGCATCAGAAAAAGCGGCAACAAACTTGACATGTCCATGTGCTGCTGCCCACATAGGCAAAATAAGAAAAATCCAAGTAGATTTGCCACATTCTCTGGGTGCGATAAAAGCATCACGGTTCTGTTTAGGGTTTTGAGGTTTGTGGATCCAGGATTTGCCATATTCAGCCAGATCTGTGTGAAATTCTGATAAAGTTATCTCTCCTTGAGCATTTTGTAGATGATGAGGTAGATAAACCAAGGCAAAAAGCATTGGGTCATACTTAGTTAACTCAATACGTCCCTCAGAAAATGATAATAATTCTACAGGGATATTGTCCAAAATCTCAGTTGCTAACATTTTTCCTTTTCGTTGCTTTGGATTCTAGGTTTGTCAATCTCTGATTAATTAAATTAATTGATGCTTCTAGTCTGTTTAATTGATCTTTTGTGCTTGTCCCACCATTTGGTCTGAATTCTTTAATAAAAAATCTCATCATTGCGAAGATAGGTGTCAAGATTGCTACGATGGCTCCTCCAAGTGCTGCTAATAGTTCTGGCGTCATTTATAATACCTGCTAGATTCAAAAGTGTTGGAAATATTTTTCTCAGACAGCGAAAAATAAAAAAATATAAAAACCTTCATAACGGGTACCGCTACCATATCAAACCTCATTTGTCAAAACCTTCAAACCTTTATTCCTCATAGCCTCATTGCGGGCTTTTGCTTCATTCAATAGATCTAT